CATGGCGGCCGGCGAGGCCAAGGCGGCACACGCCGCCACCGGCCACCCTGTGCTGATCACCGACCCGGCGGGCAAGCCGCAGTGGTCCGAGGTGTTCGCCAACAACCCCTACATCCTGCGCAAGCCTGACAGCCGCCCGTTCGTGCGGGTGATCAGTTCCTCCGGCCATCGGCCCTACATCGCGGCCAAGAGCGCGGGGCGATGGACGTGGAAGCCGTACAAACCCAAGCCCGCCGAGATGTTCTTCACGCCCGAAGAACTGGCGTTCGCCGAGCCGTACCGCGGCGCGGTGCTGGTCGAGCCCAACGTCAAGGCCACCGGCCACTCCAACAAGGCGTGGCCGTGGCACAACTGGACGCAGTTCGTCGCTTGGGCGCCGCAGTACGTGCGGGGCCTGCGGCTCTTGCAGTGCGGCCCGGCCAGCACGAAGCGGCTGCCCGATGTGGAGTTCGTCGAGACGCCCACCTTCCGGCACGCGCTCGCGGTGCTCTCGGTGTGCCGCGCGCTCGTCACGACGGAAGGCGGCCTGATGCACGGTGCCGCAGCGGTCGGCGTGCCCGCCGTGGTGCTGTGGTCGGAGTTCATCGACCCGAACATCACCGGCTACACCACGCATCGCAACATCCGCCACGCCTTCAAGACTTGCGGCATGCGCATCAATTGCGCCAGCTGCCGAAGGTCGATGGAGATGATCCCGGTCAAAGAGGTGACCGACAACCTGATGGAGATTCTGCGCAATGAAGAAGGTCGATAGCTGGTGGTTCCCGGACGGTGAGAAGCACCTGCCGGAGTGGATGGCCAACGCCAAGAACCGCATCATCCTCAACGGCCGCCCGTCCTATCAGGGCAAGAAGCAGATCGCGTGCATCAACACGGTGAAGAAGCACAAGGGCACCGCGCGCACCGCGATTGACGTTGGCGGCCACATCGGTCTTTGGTCGTTCAACCTGGCGGCGGTGTTCGAACGGGTCGTGGCGTTCGAACCGGTCGAAGCGCACCGCGCATGTTTTGCGCGCAACGTCGAAGCCGCGAACGTCGACCTCAAGGCGTGCGCGCTGGGCAAGGAAGAAGGCAGCGTCAGCATCTACACGGCGCCCACCAGCAGCGGCGACTCCTACGTCAACGGCGGGGGCCAGATCCCGATGAAGACGCTGGATTCGTTCACCTTGGCGCACGTCGACTTCATCAAGATTGACTGCGAAGGCTATGAAGAGAACGTGCTGCGCGGCGCCGAGCACCTGCTCAGGACGTGGAAGCCGGTGGTGTGCGTTGAGCAGAAGCGCGACATGGCCAGCACTCGCTTCGGCCTTGCGCCGCTGGGCGCGGTCAAGTTCCTGCAGGGCCTGGGCTACCGCGTGGCGCAGGAGATCAGCGGCGACTACATCATGACGCCATGCTAAAGGTCTACATCGGCTACGACGAGCGCGAGCACAAGGCCGCAGCGGTCTGCCTCAAGTCACTGCTGGATGTCACGCGCGGTGAAGTGCATGCCGAGTTCCTCACGCTCAGCGGCCTGTACTCCCGCGGTTTGCTCACTCGCATCCGCGACGCGCGCACCACGCAAGAGTACGACCTCGTGAGCAACGCGCACTACAGCACGCGGTTCAACATCAGCAGGTTCCTGACGCCGATCCTGTGCCAAGAAGGCTTCGCGCTGTTTGTGGACTGCGACACCATCTTCCTGCGCGACCCGCGCGAGATGCTGCGCGACACCAAGGCGTGCTTCCCGGTCAGCGTCGTCAAGCACCAGCACCAGCCGACGCGCTCCGTGAAGATGATGGAGCAGTTCCAGCGGTCCTATGAGCGCAAGAACTGGAGCAGCGTCATGCTCTTCAACTGCGACCACCCTGCCAACCGGCGGCTGTCCCTGTGGGACGTGAACCACCGCACCCGAGACGAGCTCCACGGCTTCTACTGGCTGCACGACAGCGAGATCGGCGATCTACCGCCGGTCTGGAACTGGCTTGTGAACGAGCAGCCCAAGCCCGACAATCTTGGCATCGCGCACTTCACCAACGGCGGCCCGTTTAACGACGGCTGGCCTGGTGCCGAGCACGACGATCTCTGGAACCACTACGCAGGAGTGACACCATGAAAGCGATGCCCAAGAAGTCCTCGGCCAAGAAGATGAGCGCCGCCGAGATGAAGGTCGAGAAGGCCGAGATGAAGATGGCCAAAAAGCTGCCGCCGGCTGACCGCAAGAAGTTCGCGGCCATGCACAAGGCCGAGATGAAGAAGTGAAAAGGCCGCCCGCGGGCGGCCTTCTCACGGCGCCGAAGCGCTCAGGTGGCGGCCAAGCGGTCGATGGCGGCCATCGCCTCGGCCTTCGCGGCAGCGAGCTCTTCGTCGGTCACGTCGCGGCCTTCGGCCTGCGCCTTGGCGATCGCGAGTTGGTACGTCTGCAGCTGCGTGAGCAGTTGCAGCGAGAGGCCCACGAGGGCGGCAGCGTTGCTCATTGCGTTCCTTTCGTCGCCAGGTAGGCTTGGAGTGCGGTCAGCACGGTGATGGTGGCCGTCAGCTTGTCGCCGCCGGCCTGCGGGTTGGTCTTGTAGGTCAGCACAGCCAAGTCGATGCCCGCCTCGGCGCTGCGCAGCGTCGAGACGACGTTGTCGCGGTCGGCATCGGAGAGCTTGCCGGAGGCGCGCAACGTGCTGGCGGTGTTGGCGATGGCGGTGACCGTGCCGTGGGCCGCCAACACCTTCTGGTTGAAGGTGGCTGGCGTTTGCACGCCCAGGTTGGCGCACGCGGCCAGCACGAAGGCCAGCACGAGTGCAAAGTACAGGTTGAGTCTCTTCACGGGTGTCCTTTCAGAGTTCCATCAGGTTGGACGCGATGCGATTGGCCCACCCGCGTCCGAAGGCAGGCCAGTTGGGCAGGCTGGCCATGAAGACCAGCCGCTGCGCATTGAACCGCACGCCAAGCCGAAGCGCGGCGACGCTCTGGATCGCTTGGAGCGTCCGCGGCCCGAGCACTCCGTCAGGCATCTCTCCAACCGCGCGTTGCAGTGTGCGCACCGCGGCCTTGACGCCAGAGTTGACGGCCATGTCGAACAGGTCGAAGCGAATGCCGTCAGGCACCGTTTCGCAGCCCGCCGGCCCCCAGAAGTCGCGCTTGTAGATTTGCTTTGCGCGGTCGAGGGTCAGGTTCTTGATGTCCTCGCCGGGGTAGCTGCGCTTGCTGATGCCGTACTTCGTCTCGCCGCCCGGGTCCGCCGGATGGTTGACGTAGCCACCCTCGTGGCCGATGAGCCGCTGGAAGGCTTCGTCGAACGTCATCACGGGGCCTGCTTCTTGAGCGCTTCGGCGGCGTTGAGAATCGCCGCGATCTCGCTGGCGGTGAGCTTCAGCGACATCGTGCCAGTGGTGTCGGGCGCCGGTGCGGCCGGGGGTGTCGTCAGGCTCGCCACACCGATCTGCGGCCCGGTCAGAGGCTCGTTCTTGTCGAGCAGCGAGGTGTCGGGCTTGTTCTGCGACGCGACCCGCGCGGCGTACCAGACGGCGAACGAGAAGATGGGCGCGTAATACTTGAGCGCCGGCCACTGGGCCAGGATCTGCTGTTGCTGCTCGACCGGCAGCTGCACCCACCAGCCGAAGAGCGTCATGATGGCCGCGGCTGCCCAGGTGCTGTACATCTTCAGGGAGTTGGCGATGTTCTCGGGAGTGGTCGGGTTCATGCTTGTCCTTTCACTTCTTCAGGCCCTGCAACCTCAACTCGACGGCTGACAGGCGGGTCTGCACATCGGTCATCCGGGTCTGCAAGTCGGCGATCCGGATGTCGTGCTCCAAGTCCTTCAAGTCCTTGCCGCTCAGCGCCGCCGTGAGCCCCTGCACCTCTTTCGTGAGCTTCACGATCGCTTCGGCCTGCGCGTCCTGCTTGTAGTAGACGAGCGCGGCTTGCAGGAAGCCGGCGGCAACAATCCCCACCAGCCAAGGCAGAGGGATCTCGCGCGAGACCTTCAACCCGACAGGATCCTCGTGACGAGTGTGCACCATGGGGTGGCCCTGCTCATGAGTGTCTGGAGCGCTCATTTTCGTGG